AATGAGAAAAATTTATTCTTCTTCGTTAGGAGTATAGTAATTTATGTTGATTATTACAAAGAAAAAGATAATTTGTATGGTGTGTCGTAAATCATCGGCTATGTATTCCAATCCCTCAATATCTTCATTTGAGTAGTTTACACCTATCCCAAAACCCCTCATTACAGATATACTGACATCAAACATATTACAAAGGTACTAAAAAGGTATGTTATCTTTAATCACCTCAAACCTTTGAATGTCCTTATCTATTTCTTTATATACACCTCCGTTTTGAAAGTCGGGTGCAACCATAAAATCGCCTTGTTTACCATTCTCTTTTCTCTTAACCTTTTGAACATAAACCTGTACACTATCACTTCCATATATAGTTTGCTGACCAAGATTACGATACACGGTGATACAATTATATGCCTTATTAAAGAAGTCGCTTGATTGAGAAATATCATAAGGATTTGGAACTCTATATTTACCATCTACACTTTCCATCTTTCTTGGGTGTGCTACTAAAAACAAATGAGTGTTTGTTTGTTGGCAAAATTGTGTTATCTCCGATAATAGTTTTCCAACATAAGTAAAATCTCGTTGAGCAGAATGGTCTAACATATTGTATGGATCAATCACACATATATTTACACCTTTTTGGAATACAAGTTGCTTAAAAGCATCTAAAATGCCTTTTAGGGTTAAGTTTTCGATGTCTATACGAACAAAGAAAAAGTGTTCCTCAATAAATGTTTTTGTATTGTTTAAATCTTGTGTTGTACATTCTTTTTCATTTACCTTATTTGCTAACCTTTTTATATGAGATTCATAAGGATAGCTTTCGGGTGAAAACATTGCTACTCTAAAGTTTTCTTGTAATGCAAGATTAACACATATTTGGTCGATGACATCTGACTTTCCTGCGTTTGGAATCCCTGTGCATACAGTCCATTCTCCGAAGCTAATGTTATAATACTCATTAGAGTTTCCCAATCGCACATTATAATTCTTGATTCCATTCTCGTTAAAGTTTAAAACACTATCCCAAATATCGTTAATATTTAGAACACCTTCAATAGGAAAGTTCTTTGCTTTACCAACAACTTCTCGAAGTTCACTTGCACCTTTGTTGATTAATATATCGTTGGCATCTTTATAATCGCCAAATTCAACATACTTACATCTACCTTGACCAAATCTTCTTGCAAGTTCACCTCGTAGTGATAACCCCGCTTGGTCGTTATCGGTACACAATATAATCTCGGTTTTATCCACAAAGTATTCCCAACAATTGTCAAGATACTCTAATCGTTGTGATCCTTTTGATGCACCATTAGGAACTGAACAAACACTATAAAGACCTGCTTCATGTAAAGACAAAGCATCTATTTCGCCCTCAACAATATAAATCTTGTCCATTTCCTTGATATTATCAAGACCATAAAAAATAAGTTCAGCATCTTTAAATAGTTTAAAGTTCTTTTGACCATCACGATATTTAATATTTATTAATTGCTTTTCACGATAGTAATTAAAGTTAATTGCAATTCTTTCTTTTTTGACTTGTGGAAAATACTCTATGGATTCGCTAATGTTCCAATTAACGATTGTGGTTTCGGATATTCCTCTTTTAGCAAACCACTTTAAAGTTTTTTCCGATAGTTCAGATTTAACCTCAATAGGTTTTACATATTCTTTTTTTGGTTGAAGATTTACATTACCACTATATCCACAATGATGACAATTGAATAAGCCTTTTGGTTCATTTATGGATAAGCACCTTTCGGTTTTCTTTTTTCTTGTACTACTGCACTTTGGACAAGTAGTGTGGAACTCACCAGTTTTAAAACCAATGTCTATTCCAAATTCTAAAAATTTATCTTTCATTAAAGTTTTCTTTATAATTATTCCTTTCAACTTCTAATTTATAAAAATTAAATGATTGCATACCAATAATATGAGCATCTGTTGGTACAAAATATTGCCAACCCTTTGACATACCTCTGTTGAGATAGTAGAAAAAGAAAACTGCTTTCTTTCCAGTATTCTTTTTAAATATTACTGAAGCTGTATGATCTGACATTGGAATAACCTCAACAACTTTAAATAATTCATTGTTAAAATTACCCTCACGATTCTTTTTAGAAAAGTTATCAGCAACAATTTCAGCTTTTGCTTTTAATTCTTTTACAAGTGATTTATTCATCGTTCATTTCTAAAAACTTTTCCAATGCACCAAGTGTTCTCCAAGCAGCTTTACCAAGATGTAATAATCCATCATCATCAACTGGTTCTTCTGTGTGGTCAATAAGATGTCTTACACAAGCATCTAATTCATCTTTAGATTTTTCCCTATCCCAATGAAGTGGTGTTCCTGGATTGTGTTGTTCATTTCCAACATAACTAACTTTAGAAACATATCTAATTGCTTTTGGAAAATATTTTAGAACTCCTGAAAAAACAGGAATTTCTTTTCTTTCTTTATGTTTATTCTTTTTACTCATATATTTATTTGTTTTAGATTCTTACCAAACTTGGCTTCGAATAGGTTAATGTATTTTAAACCATCTTTATTTTTCTTTCTTAATTTTAAAATGGTCAAAAAATTGTTTTTCCAAAAATCATCTGATCTTACTTTTTGGATTATGTAATAAACTTTTCTTGGTGAATATCCATCTAACCTTTCAAGTTTATCTATACAATCAAGCCAAGCACTTTTATCGGCTTGTGTTTTTGGTTGTGTTTGAATTGGAAATAACTCACAAATAGGTTCAAATGATTTTAAAACCATATCAGAATGTTTTCCCTTTTTATATTCTAATGTATTATTATTTATATTATTATATATATTATCCTGGTGAATATCTTCCATAGGGGGTGCATTTTTTTTCACTACCTCACGAAAATTTGTGATGTATATTTCACGGCTCTCTATTTCCTTTGAATTTTCTTTATATGTCATTTTTAATTTAATATATCCTGCACTTTTTAATTGACTAATCCAATCGGTTATTGACCTTGATTTTACACTATATAGATCAGCAAAATATTTATTTCTTGCAAAACAAAAACCTTTATCATTACATAGGGCGGTAATTTCGCCATACAATAATTTAGCATTTGCAGTCAAGTTTTGGTCATATCTGACAAATGCAGGTATGATAGCATAATAACTCTTTTTCATATTTAATTATAAATTCTCTGTAATGTTTTTTATTTCATTACAAAACTTTCTTAAACGATCATACATTAGTTGAACATCTTCGTTTGAAATTTCCTCATCTTGAAACTTTAAGAATAATGCTTCAATAAGTAAATCAAACTCAACCTTTGTAAGCGAACCTATGTAGGTATAGTTTTCAAAATCCTCAAAATTGTGAACAACAGTATAACGAATCCTTTGTTTAGATTCTGACCAGTAAACCATTTTATAACTCTGAATCATTGGGTTTAGATAAATAAAGGTCTATAATTTCAATAGTTTTATCATAGTCATTAGTCCAATGACATTCCCAATTCTCTTTTCTCAATCTTTCTAAAGCATCTTTTTGACTATCAGTTGGTTTATTATATCCAATCTTTAGTTCAATGGCAAGACCGTATCTACCAGTTCCACCACCCCTAAATATTAATATATCAGGAACACCTGCTTTGCCACCTAAATACTTAAACTTAAATCTTTCAAATGGACTTCTTTTTCCTTCATTAGCAACATGAATTGCATAAACATTAGGATATTGAAAAGCTAAATATTCCATTACACTATGTTGTAACCTATCTTCTTTACTTAAATATTTATCAAATGGATTTGCCAACTTATCTATATTTTTTAAACATATTGCCTTTAAAGTTAAGTAATTATTTTGGGTTGATTTATTATATTCAAGCAAAAAATTAAATTGTTTCATTCCGTTTACAGCAGTAGCGTGGTTTAAATTAACCGATTTACCTAATTTTTCAAACGTTGCACCTGGAACTAATTCTCTTGATAAACTGTAATACATACCCCTTGCATCGACATAAACTTGCATTCTTGTTTTTTTAGCAATGTCAATTTGAAAATAATCATTAACAATGTCTTTAATAATTTTTAAATCTTTCATTTTCTTTTTTTATAACCTTTTAAAATAATTGTACCATCTTTTTCAAATGAATCAGCTTGATACCCTGTAATAATGTTTTTTTCTTTATATAATTTCCAAAACTTCCAAGTGTTTTCAAATTCGTTTTTTGCATTTTCAAGAAAGACATTATCTAATTTATAAACCTCAACACCGTAAGGGTGATTCGTTTCACAAGCAATAAATCTAAAATTTGCAGGATCAACACCCAACATTAAGCAATAAAAGTATGCCTGTAAGTGGTATTTTCTATTTATAATATCTTTTATAAAACCATTTGGCGAACTATCTTGACAAGTTTTAATGTCACTAATCCAATTATCACCTAAACAATCAGGTCTTACCCTAACAGGTATTCCTTCGTAAGAACCATAATGAGAAACTTCTATTTTGCCCTGACTGTAGAGTTGTGCTTTTTTACTTTTTGTAAAGTTATTATATACACCTCTTATTATGTTATCTTCTTCTTCATCTAAAGCAACTTTATCTTTGTTTTTTTCAATAAGTTTTGCCTTCAATTCTTTGTCATCTTTTTTTCTAAGATCAAGTTTAGGAAGAACATAATATTCTTTTTTAAAAGCCTCAATACCCTCATAACAAATCGTGTGTACGGCATTACCTCTTGTCATAAATTTAGTTTGAAATACGGGTTTGCGATTTAAATAATGCCAAACAGATGTTTGTGCCATATACTTAATACTACTCGCTGATATTGATTTTTTGGAATGATAGTCCTTTATATTATCATTTTTTATCTCTAAGTTTTCTAATTTCATTTTTTAGTTTTTTATTTTCTTCTTTTAATTCTTTGTTTTTTTCTTCTTCTTCTTTTAGCTTTTTATCGTAGTTAGCTAAAACATTGTGATATAACATGTGTTCATTCATAATATAGTATTAAAAAAGGGGGTGATTAAACCCCCCTTAAAGTTAAAATGGTAAGTCATCATCTTGCTCTGCTCTCACAGGTATAGATTCAGTTTTGACTTCCTTTTTTGGATAAGGCTCTTGAATACTTAATGATAAGTATTTTTCGCCCTTAACATTGGTTTTTACCCAAGCACTTAACTCTTTGTTTTTACCATCGATTTTAGCATCACCTCTATAATCAGGGTGATTGTCAGTAGTTTTAAAAGAGTTTTTGTTTAGTTGCCCAGTACCATCTTTACGTACAAATTCTTCTGCCATAATTTTTAAATTTCGTTTATTGTAACAGAACTTGTTGCTCTGCTTTCATTAATAGTTTGTCCTGATGCTGAATTTGCATCATCATCTTTAGTTCTAATTCCAAGCAAACCCTGTAAAGTATATCTTCTAAAATATGTAATAACACTTCCAAGTTTTTGTGGATCAGACATAGGTTGTAATTCTAAACTTGATGATTTAGAATCCCCTGTATCAACACAAGTAAGAATGGTAAAAACTTTACCATCTCTCATTGGTTGTTCAATTGCAACTTTATATTTATTTAAAAGTGGCTGCAACTGTTCTAACATCGCATTGATGTCTGCATAATTAGATTTAAAATAAGGGTTTTTAGCATCTTTAATAATAGCTTCAATCTCATTTTGAATTCTAAATATTTTAAGATTGATACTCCAATTTGGAAAATCCATCTTTTTACTAACAACTTTTTTAGGAGTTGTTTTCGATTTCTCGGTACTCATTTTTTATAGTTTCTAAATTAAATTCTAATTCAATAAGATTCTTTATATCCTTAACAGTTAATGTATCAGGGTTTTGAATCTTTGAATTCAATGTAGGTAAAGTCATTTCTAACTTTTCCAACACATCTTTCTTTTTAAGACCTAATCGCCTTAAATCATCAATAAATTCTATTTCGAACTCACTGATAAATGTTTGTATTTTATCCATAGATTACCATTTATCTAAAGGACATTTAGATGAAGGGGAAAGTGTCTTTGGTGGTATTGCACAACCACAACCGTTTTTTATTTCTTTAGTTTTAACATTTACCCCCTGTTTTGTTGGGTTGCAGATATGACCACTTCTAATATCACAAATATCGCAAATAAGTAATCTCATCTTTGACATTTGTTTTATTTTAGGATCAACTAATTTAAATTGACTTAATGCCCAATTTCCCCAACCTTCTAAAATATTCTTTAGTAACATTGTGGTAAAGTTAAAAATATTTTCATTAATAAAAAATTTTATTCAAATTTATATAGATCATAAGTTACTTTATCATCATCTTGATTAGGAATATGCATCACAATTCTATATTCATTTTGCTTTACATCAAACTCCATTTCATCAATAATAGCACTTACTGGTTCTTGTAAAACTGTAGTTCCAAAGTTTACCCATAGCTTATGATAAAAATAAATTGGCACAACATCAGAATCATCTTTGTAAAAAGAACCCTCATATCGTTTTAAAGGTTCTCTAAAATCGTTTATTATTTCTTGTAGGACACACTTATCTAAAGTATTAGCGTTAAATAATGAATTTGGTCTGTCTTTACGACCATAAGTAAATTCTATTGAAGCAACATTTAACGAATCAAGTTGATTTGAAAGTATTGTTTCTTCTTGTTTGTATTCACCACTAATATTAGTTTCATCATCAATTTGTTGTACAATACCATCAACTAAAGCAAATATACCACCCCTTCTTTTTGTATGAATGGATTTTATTGCATTAGCTTTTTGTGAAATTGAAATACCATCATAAAATGCTTTACCAAATAAAAATCCAGGGCTTGTGGTTTGAAACAATTTAACTTCAATATGAGGGTTAGTTTCAGTGCCAGTTAAGTTTGATTGAAGTGTTGTTTTATACTTATTCCAAGAATCAAATTGTGTGTAATCTATTTTTTTAAAAAAACGATCATCAGTAAAAGCTATTGGATCACCACCTTCACCACAATCTGAACATTCAGATATAAACTTATTATCTCCAAAATCATACATTTTATTAATTGTGCCATTATTTGTAGAATCAAGACCAACCGTAATAAATTGATTCATAAGCGGTGAACCTAAACCACCACTAAACATATAATAATTCCAAGAAACTTCAATATCACGACCACTCACTATTCTTGTATCACTTAATATGTTTTTAATCATATAAGTTGTTTTTTCAGGTTGAACTGGCATTTGCTCTTGATATAAACAATAAATACCTGAAACTGGGTTTACATCAAATAATATTTGACTTGGTATTTGAATTGTTGCTTTTGATGCAGTTATATCCCAATTAAAAGAGTTATATCTAAAGTTTGGATTTTTATTTAAAAGCTGCATTGCACTTGTTTTAGTTGTTTTTATTGCATCTCTTAATGGTCTTATATATTCAGCTATAAGATCAGAATTAATTGGCGTAATGGTGCTTGGAACTTGTTTTAAAACATCTTTAGTTTGTTTTAATGTAGTTTTTGCATTACCATCTTTATCATACACAAAAAATTCAATGTTTTCAGTACCATTTTCTTGAAGTAATCTTGTTTGTTCTGTTCTAATTGTACCCATGTTACAAATTTACAATATTTGTTTTACAAGTTCGTAATACTTAAAAGATGCTAAATTTGGATTTATTTCTAAATTTTTTGGTGGTTTTTTCCCTAAATATTTAGCTTTATAAAACTCTTTATTATTATCGTTGTTAATCCCTGCATTATGAAATATTGCATTTTTACCCCAAGCGTTTATGTTTTCAGTTGCCCAAGTAAAATCTAATTCTTTTATTATCTCTGTTTTTCTTTCAAGTTTCCAAAGATTCCAAAGAACTGCCCACATATCAGCACACCAAATTTGCAACGGGTGGTGTCTGTCATCTTTTGCTCTTTTTTTTGTATTTAACTTAACAACCTCTGTAAATAAGTTTTCGCAATCTATTTCAACTTTTTCCCAAAACGTATAGTCAATATTTTTTAATATATAATGACAACCACCTGATACATCTTGATTTTGTTTTACAATATCTTTATCAATGTTTGCTACATCGCACATTAAATTTAAAACATCTTCACCTTTAGACAATATATAATCGTGTCCTATATAACTTATTGTATCGCTTAAATAACAAGTGGGATTGCAACCACACAAGTAATGATCTATTTGCAATGGTTTTGTTAAAGCTATATCGCAATCGTGATACATAAAAGTTCCTTTATATAAATCAGCATATTTATAAAAGTGTTTCTTTAAAATATGAGGTCTTACACTTGAAATGTATTTTATGTTTTTTCTTGTATCAGGATAAAAATAAAAATTAACATCAGGATATTTTTCTGTCAAATAAAAACAAGGATATTCATTGTTTGGTTTATCGGCAAAAACAATATCAATTTGTTTCGCTTTTATTCCATTTTGTAAAAAACTATGTAACATAGCATCAACTTGCCACGAGTAATAAACAGTTGATGGTTGGCAGCAAATATATCTCATATATTAAGGACAACTTGGACAAGTTGCTGATGATAACGTATTACCATTCCAAAAGAATAAATTACTACCTGTGTTAATATAGTTTCCTGCACCAAGCACTATTGTACAATCTGAATTGGTATAAATAACACTTGCAGTTGTAATTGATGTTGAATTTATATATATGGTTGTTGCTTTTGCACCACAACAAACACTTAAAGCAATCGTTGAAACACTTGCTTGTATTGCAGTACAAGGTGCTTGTGTTGTCGTTGGTGCTTGTGTTGTCGTTGTACTTATGTATGCTTGACAAGCTGCACAATCTGCAAAATCCAAGAAATTATCAACATCACCATTAGTACCTGCACCCCCATCTTGCAATGAAGAATAACAAATTAAACCATCGGATATAACTGATGGAAAATCATTTGTTTGATTTGAAACCTCAATAATAGTATCATCTGCACTACAATTACTTTGTAAACTTCTATATATTCTATAAAATATAGATGGTTGTGTTGTGGTAGTTGTAGTTGGCACTTGTGTTGTTGTAGATATCCCTAAACAATCATCACAAGTTGAAAATCCAGTTGCAAATTTACTTGTAGGAAAACAACCTAAATTAAATTCATTGTCAGTTTGAATATTTGGTGTTCTATCTATAAATTCCCAACAATCATTATTAGAAACTTGTTTTATAAATTGTGGAAATTCATTTTTATTATTTCCAATTACTTCAATCCTATCATCACCACACTTTAAATATCTTGCAAAAAATGTCATTGTTGGACAAGTTTCAGTTGGTGTAGGTTTTACAGTATTACAAGAAGCATTAATTGTTATTGCAGACAAATCATCAGGTGTTGTTATTTCTTCAAGTATAGTAAAACAATCATTTGTTTGAACACTTAAAACAACTCTTTCGCCAACACTAAAACTTGCATTATAATCTACCCTTAATCTATCTTGCGAATTATCTTTTTCAACTAAAAATCCATCAGGTTCAACAACATCAGTATCACACTCAGGACAACTTGCCGTGTTTAAAAGGTTTGTGCCGTTAAATTGTCTGTAATTTACTAAATCTTCAGACAAAAATTGTGCATTTGTTAGAGTTGTACAAGTATCATCAATAAATACTTTTGTTGTGTTTGTATTGTCAGTAAAAGATTCACCATTAATATAAAATGTTTTTGATGTTGGAGTAGTACAACATAAATTGAATGCAGTATCACTTCGATAAAGTGTAATTGCTTTACAAGTTTGAGGATTTGTAGGTTCAACATCAGGTTCAGTTGTATCATCTGCACAAGCACCTGAAATTGTTGGAAGTCCATTTAAAGTTGTTAAATATTTACCAACCATAATTGTATAACACTCTGAAGAACTTCCTGAAGTTGATATATAAACATTATCACCTCTTGAATCTGATGTATAAGGCACGTTTTGTGTTGAATTATCAGATTGTTTTCTTAATTGCCAAGCGTTCCAAGTATATTGTAATAAAGTTGTAGCTACACCCTCTCCAGTAGTATTTACTGCAAATGGTGTTATATAATATGGTGTTCCTGCGGTTAATGTTAGTGTTGGTGATATTGTAGCGGTGTCTAAAACAAAACCAAATGCTGATGCTAAATTTTGACCAGTAGCAACTACATATCTTGTGTTTTCTGTATAAAGGTTACTATTAGTACCAAAGTAAAAACCATATTCAGTAACATTGCTTGTTCCAACATTATCAACTTGTCCTGCTAAAGTCATTGATGTATTTTTAACTAAATACTGATTTGGTGTTAAAGTTGTAAGTGTTGGTGAAATATTTTGTGCCTGTGTTGTTGTAGTTGTACCAGGAGTAAATTGTATTGTTCCACCCCTACCTTCTGATATAGTGTTGTTTTTTGCATAAGCAGCAATATAATAAGTTGTTCCTGATACTAAAGATGTTTGACTTGATGTAAAACTTGTAGCAACCGTACCTGCAACTTTTGGATTTGCTAATATTAAAGGATTCGTTCCAAAATAAAAACCTCTCTCTATTATAGAAAGCCCTCTGTCATTTGTTATTGTACCATTTAATGTAACACTTGTAGTTGTTGCATTGCTTACAGAATCAGTAGTAACTATTGGATTTGTTGTCGTTTGATTTTGATCTCCACCTGTATCATCGGTTAAACTACCTGAAACTCCACTATCATAATAATTACTATTTGATACAACATACCAACTCGCATTTGCTTGATAAACTCTTGAATTTGTTAATCTTAATATGTTTTCTAATACTTCTTTTGAACTTTTTTTAGCAAAATTTTCAGTAAAAGCAAATTCATTAATTAATATATCTTGGTATAAATTGTTGTTGGAGTTTACAACAGATCCTGAAGCTGGATCAACTTTTCTAATATTGTTTTGAACGTATATGTCAAAATCAAGACCTGTAAAGTTTAATATTTTATGTAGATAATACCATGCCCTATCATTGTTTGTTTGTTCACCTGCAGCAGTTTTGATTGTACCATCTGCATTGGTTGCAATATCACCATCAGGAACTAAATATGAATCAAGTGTTCCTAAATTATCAATTGCTCTTAAACTTATATCAAATGGTTTTGATTGTATGGCTTCCCTAAATGTATCTGAAACTAAATACCCTTCCCAATAAACTTGAAAAATTGTTGATGCTGCCCAATTATAATCGGTTTCTTGCCAATTAGTATCTGCAACTTGCCAAAGTGGTGAATTAATATCAGCTGCTTCATCTTCAACTCCAATATTAACTCTAACCTTATATTCTCTTTCATCAAAATTTGTAAACTCATCATACGATATAGTGTCGGTGGTTTTGATATTTAGCACACAAGATGAACCAATAATTGGATTATAAAAATCATCATCATTTGTGTATTTAATAATAACTGGATTGTCAGTTCCTACAATAGAGAATACATCGCCAACATAATCCTTTTTTAGAATTTGGACACTTCTTTTATTTCCCTTGATGTCTGAAAAATCAAGTTCATATTTAACTCCGTAAGCCATTATTTAAATCTATTTCTGTTTCGTTCTGCTCTTTGTAAAGCAACTACTAAATCTTGACCTCTTAAAACAAACTCTCCTTGCATTGCACCACCAGTTCCTAACATATTTTTTAATTTACTTAATGGTGCAACTACTTCAGGGTTTGATCTTGCACCTGGATATTCTCCAATTAAAGCATTTGTTGGTCCTGATACAATACCACCTTTCGCAAATTCAAATCCTGAAAAAGAAGTAAATAATCCTTTAATTCCACCTAATTTGGTAAGAATTGCAGAACCACCAGTTGCACCCCCTAAAAATGCACCAAGCAACATTGCTGCTGCTGCTGCTGCCATTAATCTTACAACTAACCCTTTTAATATTGTTCCTAATCTTTTTAATGGGTTTTCACCCTCTGCAATTGCAGCAAATCCCTCTTGTAATGCAACACCGATTTGTGGTATTATTTGTTCTCCAAATGTTTTTGTTGCTTCAGCAATTGGTACTATTGCATTTACTTTAAAATCTTGAAACTTTTTAGTCATATCCTCTAATGATAATGCAAAACCGTTAGTAACAGTAGTCATTTTTGGCAACTCTGTTTTTATAATACCTGCAAGTGATTGAAAACCTGTTCCTAATTTAAATGGATTTATTCCTAACAATCCACCTCCCATTGCTTCATCACCTGATTCTGTTAGGGTAGTTGTTGGTGTATCAAAAGTACCTTTTGGTTGTACTAAAGAAAAAGGTTGCCTACTTTGATTTTTACCTAATGCACCAATAAAGTCATTTTTTGCTATTGCATTTATATTGTTTTGCAATAGTTGTAATTCTGTATTAACTTTTTTAAGTGATAAAGGTTTGCCAATTATTCCCTCAATTAAATTTTTTGCATTGCTTATTTTAAGTGCCATCAAACCAACTAAAGCTGAAGTCAAAGCGATAATTATTACAGTTGTAGCTGATACCGCAGTTGCTATTGCAGTTGCTGCTGCTGCAAAAGCACCTAAAAGGATAGTAATTGGGTAAATTGCAATACCTAAAGCACCAAGACCAAGTATTGCGTTTTTTTGATTGTCATTTAGTCCTACAAAAGCATCTGTTAATTCTTTAATACTTTTTGATAAAGCAGGAACACCCTCTTTTAAATTTAATGTTTCTGCTATTTCTTTACCAAGTGTTGCAAGTGCTATATTTACATTATCTTTTAATGTACTAAACAATCCCTCTAAAGTTTGTGAAAGAACCTTTAAACCATCGTTAAAACGACCTTGTGAACCTGTTGCAAACTCAAAACCATCTTGTAAAACTTTAAAAGATATTTTACCCTCTGATGCCATATCCATTATTTCACTCCTTGCAACTCCCATTGACTTTGAAAGTATATCAAGAATCGGCACACCATTGTTTATAAACTGCCTTAAATCCCTGGTCATTACTCTACCCTCTGCTGCTGCCTGACCAAATGCTACGGCTATACCTGTCAAATTACCACCTGAAACTGCTGCTACATCACCCAACATTTTAAGAGATTTAAAAGCATCATCTGATGTCTGCCCAAATCCCATTAACATATTGTTCACTCTTGTAAGTTCCTCTAATTGTAGAGGTGTTTCTGCACTAAATTGAACCAATCTTTCAAATGCTTTTGCACCCTCCTCTGCTGATCCATTTAATGTATTTAATGTAACTTGTAATCTTTCAAATTTAGCTGCTTGTCTTACTGCTAAAGTACCAACTGCAAGTAAAGGAAGTGATAATCTTGTGGACAACATTTTACCTGTCCTTGTAGCTTGTTGACTAAATTTCTCAATTTTACCCCTTGATTTATCAATATTAACATTGAACTGTGCAGTTTTTGCAATAAACTCGAATAATAATCTAAAATCATTGTTTGCCATAGTACAAAAATAACTATTTTTTATTCAACTTACTATTAATGAGTTCTTGATACTTTTCAAAATCTTCTCTTGAAGTTTTAGCCGTATTTCTCTTTATGTTGTCTTGTGGTAATTCAAAGAGTTGGTGGGGTTTTATCATATCAGATTTCTTACCAACATTAACATTGTGAATCATTGTCGCAACAAAACGATGTTGTTCCCAAAGTGCATTTATTTGGATTACATAGGATTCCGACATAAGTTTGTTTTCCTTAAATGTATTAGTCCAAAAGTCGTTAGGATTAATACCACAATAACCAATGTAGAAATCGGTTATATCCTCCCAAGAAGTTTTATCGGTTATTTTTTTTTTGAATCAGTTTGTGGATTCCTATTTAAACCTGCATTTAAATCATTACCCAAGATTCGAGATTCTGTCATTGCCTTGATAATCTTCTCAATATCCTCTGAAGTAATATCTTCAAGCCAATTACCAACATCGAAATTATCATAGTCAATTTCTTTTTTGTTTTCTTGGTCGTAAGTTAAAATACCTGCATATACTATCGTAATGATAGCTTTAAGTGAGACACCTTTTTCAAAAATACCTCCAATTTCATCAAGAGAAACATTAAGCATATCCGTAAAGGTTGCCCAAAAGTTCATACTAAAGTGTAATGTACGATTCTTGCCTCCGATTTTAAGAGTGTAATAACCTCTTTGTTTTGTCATTTAAAATAGTTTACAATAACAAATATACTAATTAGAATTTGAAAATCAAGTGTTAGTTTGTAGATTCTGTAATTGCACCAGTACATACTATCGTACCACTATATGTAACCGCTTCTTCCATTGCGCCACTTATTTCACAACTTGACATAAAACCCTCTCCACTGTATATCGTGTCGCCAGTAGCGGCAGTTCCAAATGTAAAATCTATTTTTTGTCTTGTAAGTAGTTTGTGTGCAATTTCTTTACCACCGTTAGTATCAGTATAATCAACTAAACCATCAAAAGATATTTCTGCTGATCTTAAACCTGCGATTGATTCTGAAAATCCTGCTGAATCTTTTGTAGTGGCAGCTGCCATGTCGTTAGTAAAGGAAATCGAACAACTTGTAGTATGCCCAATTGTAGAAGGTGTGCCTGCATCATCTGCGATTTTGATTAAAAGGTTAGTACCATTGAAAACTGTTGAAGCCATAACTTATATTTTTTATACTACAAATATAATTAATTTTTGATTAATAATTTTCTGATGATATTATTCCAACCAGTTGTAAACCAACCATTGAAATTTCTGATCTTTTGTGCTAAATATTCAAATATTCTTGCCATAATTTATTTTTTATTGAATTTATCTAAAAGTTGTATTGTCTTAATTACTGTATAAACTAATGTAGCTATTATTAGTAAAGATTGAAGTACTTCATTTAATTGTGTCATAGATACTATGTAAACTCCGATTCCTATTATTGTTGGTTTAAAATCTAAATATACCATAACATTATTCTATTGTAAGTTCAACTATTTTCCACTCTTGGTTTTCTTCATCCCAAGAATAAGTATTTTCATCTTCAGGACAAGGCACTGGTGCTTCCCATATAAAATCATCATTTAATGACCAACTTGCAAAAGGTTGTGGTGCATAAAAAGCATCATTAGCACTATCCCAAGTATAACCGTTTCCTGCAAAATTATGTCTAATAGTTCCATTATAAGATGTTTGCACCCAATTTCTATGTCCAAATAAAGTCTCACAAAAATCAATTCCTTTAGTTTCTGATTCCTGCTCGTTATCTAACAATTCGTTATTGTGTACTACAATTACCTGTGTTACTATGTTATTTTCATCTATTTCTGCAAAATGTGCCATATCTATTTATTTATGAGTGTACATAAGTTCCACTTCCTGTGTATTTTAATATTGTATAATCTCCATCTGTTGTAACTGTCGGTGAACCTGTTGTTGTTCCTGAATATTCAGATGTTGCTAATCTTAATACTACAACTCCTGAACCTCCTGAACCTGATGTATGAGTTGATGAACTATAATGATTTGATTTACCAGTTCCACCCCCTCCAGTATTTGCCGTTCCATTTTTACCTGATGCAAACGGAGAATATGCAGTTCCTGCCCAATCAGCACCACCTCCAAGTCCACCAGTACCTCCTGAACCTGAAGTTTCATCTAAACCTCCTCCACCACCACCTCCGTAATATACAGAAGAACCAGTGATAGAGACTGCTAAACCATCACCCCCATCACCAGCATCAGAACTTGTTGCATTCTGTCCAGCAGCAGCAGTACCACCTCCACCACCACCACGTCGATGAGTAGCATTTCCACCTGCAAATCCTTGACCTGTAGTTCCTGCTCCTCCACTTTTACTTGAATCATTTCCACCACTTCCACATCCACCATCGTTTCCATTTTGACCTAATTTTGCTCCTCCTCCACCACCAGTAGATGTTATTGTTACAAGACCTGTTATTGATGAAACACCGCCAGATGCAGCGTGATTATTAGAACCGTTTGAACTTCCAGCACCACCTGACCCTACTGTTATAGTATAAGTTCCTGCTGCTAAAGTTATATCGCTTTCAGCAGAAGAACCTCCACCTGATGTATAACCATAGGAAGTTATTAAACCTCCAGCACCTCCAGCAGGACCTGAAGGACCTGGTCCTCCACCACCACCACCTGCAATAACAAGGAATGACATATTACCTGTTAAAGGCATAGGTGTTGGGTTCATTTTAAATGCCATATATACGTAAGTTTTTCCACTTTCATTAATTGATGTAACACCACCTGCAACTGTAAATCCATCACTATCAAAAGATGTAAAATTGCTAAGTGTTACCTCTGCATTATTTCCGTTGGCATAAACCATTTTTGTTTTACCTCTAACAGAATCTACCATTTCCCAACTATCTGTTCCATCTGCTTCCTTTGCCATAATAAAGTCAGGCTGAAATCCTAATCCTGTAATTGCATTAGAATTACCTGTTCCTGTGTAGCTTGAAAACTTGCTATATGAAGATACTGAATGAAAACAATAAGCAATGTAATCACCGCCACTTGCATTTGAACCGCCACTATCACCGACTCCAATAGTTGTTGCAGATGGTACATTTCCACCCCATAAATTTGTAACACTTGCTGCTGTTACTTTTGCAGCACTGCTGTTTAAAACCATATAATCAGATGTACTTCCTGTAATACTCATAACAGGTGTAGCCCAAACATACCAATCAGAAGATGAATCAGTTCTTTTTACAAATACTATTTCAGGAGCTGATGATAGTCCGTGTCCAACAGTTTTAGATGTTGAACCATCACCTGTGTATTTTACAATACTTAATCCATTTGCAGTATTTGTATTTGTTATACTTGGTATTGTACCATCAATATTAGATTGCCAAGTATTACCTGCTTTCCAACACCAAGCAACGTAAGTATCTCCATTATTATTTGTATTACCATTATTTTCTATAACAAATCCATCATCATTAAAAGAACTAACGATATTTGGTAGTGTTGTTGCTTCAGCATCTATTGTATTAGATTTTATAAAATTTCCAGCACCTCTAATAGAATCTTGTAAGAAATGAGCCCAAGAAGAATTATTTCTTCCTTTTGTCCAAACTAAATCAGGTTTAAAACCTGTGTTTATTTGTCTACCTGTACTACCATCACCAGTATATGTTACTGTTTTAAAGCTATCCGCTAATGTTGTATTACTTGGTACATTTTTAGCTACTGCCCAGTAGATATAAGTACTTCCTGATACATTTGTATTACCTCCTGCTTGTGCCAATGTAAATCCATCACTATCAAATGATATTGTGTATGCACTTTCATCTACTTCAGCACCATCTGTATCTGCTCTTAAATTTACACCTACACCTCTTACAGAATCACAAATAACCCAACCATTAGAACTACCCCCTGTTGCTCTTTTTATCATTAACCAGTCAGGTTTAAATCCAAGTCCTGTTATACTATTCGTTGTCCCTGACCCAGTATAACTTCCAAGTTTTTGATACCCTGCAACATCGTGGAAACAGTAGTTTATATAATCAATACCACTTTCATTAGCACTTCTTTCTGCTGTACCTGAAACATAAAATTTCGTTGCATCAGGCTGTGTATTTCCCCATTCATTACTATTAGTATCAACAGCATTAGTTAAATCTAAATACATATATTTACCAGCACCCCCTAAAACAGTTCCACCAACTCTCCATCTACTCGTACCATAAGTTGAAGGATTAGTAATAGATTTTTGAATAATAAGTTTTGGTGCGGCTGTTAATCCGTGTCCAATACCTCTTAAAGATGTTGAACCATCTCCAATGTATTTAACAATAGAGAAACCTGCATTAGCATTTACACTAACAATAGAATCTATATCACCTTCTTCGTTAATCGTAGGTTCGTTATCATCAGTTTTAAAAGTCCAAGCTACATAATCTTCACCACTCGTGTTTAAAGCATTATTTGCACCTGTTGTAAAACCATCTGAATCGTATGAACTTATT